AGCTTGAGCAAATTAAATTATTTTTTGAATCAGAAAAAGGCGGCATGAAAGTAAATGAATCTATTGCGGAAAAAGATTTAAACTACACCCCATTATTCTTTTCCCCAAATGCAATCTCTCTTTCAAATCAGTTGCAAATTGTTTGCAGATTTCATGGTGATAATGTAGCGATTCATAAGACTTTTGATTTCATCCACGCAACCAACTATTTTACATTTGAAACAGGCTTAGTTACCAATAAAGAAGCCTTAGAATCAATTTTAACGAAACAATTAAAGTACCAAGGATCACTCTACCCTTTAACTTCAATTATAAGGATGAAAAAGTTTATCAAAAGAAATTGGAATATAAATGCCGGAGAGATGTTGAAAATGATGTTCCAAGTTTCAGAATTAGACTTACATCCTGATGTTTTGGAAGAACAATTAATTGGAGTTGATGTGGCTTATTTTTCAAAATTAATTGAAATATTAAGGGGCGTAAAAGAAGAAAAGTTAACCAGCGAATATCTTAATACGATTATTGACAAGGTATTTAATTACGCTAATTTAGAAGATTAATTATGGCAATTATAAAATTCACAGGTAAGCAGAAAACAAAGAAATGCAAAAATTGCAATATTAAAAAAGGAGGTTTGGGTGCGTAACGAAGATAAACTGGCGCAACAAGTCGCTACATGGCTGAACATTCAGCACCCGACTATTATCTACCATTTCGATACTGGAAGCGGTAGCAGAACATCAATAGGGATGGCAATGAGAAATAAACGACTGAATAAATGGCGCGGTTATCCTGACCTATTTATTTGTAAGATTATGAATGGTTATGGTGGGTTATTTATTGAATTAAAGGCAAGTTCACCATTTAAAAAGAATGGAGATGTTAAAAGCGATGTTCACCTTCAAGAACAATTAGCCATTCAAAATAAACTCAAAGAAAAAGGCTATTGGGCAGATTTTGGATGTGGGTTTGAAGATATTATCAAATTAATTAATTGGTACTTAACACCTAATGGAATATTTAAAAATAACTAAATCTTAAAAAACTATGAAAAAGACAAAGCGATTAAGTAAGTTAGACAAAGTAAGAGTTATCATGGAATCGCCTGAAATAATAACCGCTACAAAACTTTTACTTGCCTGTTTTATCGACATTAAATCGAAACACTTTATTATGGGAGGTTTTGAATTAGGAAACGAAAACTTTCAATTAATTTTTAGAAAATTACCGCCGCAAGAAATCCAAGTAACAGTAAAATCAACTGGTGAAACGAAAACACTTAAAAGAAAAAAACAATGACAATGACAAAGCCAACCGAAAACCAACTACTCCTCGAAAAGCTATTAGCCGAACACAAACTTTCAGAGGAAGCCAAAGCAGAGCAAAGAATGAAAGACTTTTTTGCTAATTGCAAAATACCGGTGCCCTCTCAAAAGCTAATTAGGGATAGTTATAATGTTTATAAAAAATTGAAATAATGGAATACTTTTCAAAACTGTATCAACTTTGGAAGCCAGTACTTGACAGCGATTGTGTAGAATCATTGCGAAAATACGGTTACAAAATAAGAATCAAACAAACTAAACTATTTTAAAAGATGAATGTAGTAAGTTTATTTAACGGAATGAATACAGGGAGACAAGCCTTAGAAAACTGTGGATTTAAGATTGATAAATATTACTCAAGTGAATTGAAACCGTATGCCATTGAATTAACTCAATTTCATTTTCCTGATACAATACAGGTAGGTGATGTAACAAAATGGAGAGAATGGGATATTGATTGGAGTAAAGTTAATTTAATATTAAGTGGAAGCCCTTGCCAAGATTTAAGCTGTGCAGGTAAAAGAGCAGGATTGAATGGAAGTAAAAGTAGTTTGTTTTTTGTATTTATTGAAATATTAGAACATTGTAGAAGTTTAAATCCTAACGTGATATTTTTTCAAGAAAATGTTGGTAGTGCTAATAAAAAGGATATTGGAATTATGAGCCGGGCAATGGGCCTTTACCCTGTGAGAATGAACAGCGAATTAGTAACGGCACAATTAAGGGATAGATACTATTGGACAAACATAAGAACTAAAGAAACGATGTTTGATTTGGTTGTTGATATTCCCGAACCGAAAGACAAAAAAATAATGTTGCAGGATATTTTAACAAGTGGAAAAGCTATAATAACAAAACACAATTGCTTAAATACAGATAGTGGCAACACTGAAAAATCATCTCAAAGATATTTAACACATAGGAACGATACAACAGGAATGCTAACATTGATTGATGAAAATGGTTTATTTAGAACCGTAAACAAAATAGAAATGTGCAGACTGCAAGGTTTCCCTGATAATTATTGCGATATATTGACAACGAATAAAGCAGGGAGTTTATTAGGAGATGGATGGACATTGCCGATTGTAGAACATTTTTTTTACTTTTTAAAATATAAAAAATTAACAAATATTTAACCTCACGATTGCGTTTCACTATTATTATTGGTCGAAAATTTGCACGCAATTAAGAAACGGTGGGAGCAATCCGAATAGTCGAAGGAACGAACCTTTGAGCCGTTTATTTTTTTTGTCCAAAAACTAATTTACACAATTAAAACTTTTTTTTACATTTAAAATTTGTAGTTCAAATAATTTTTTTATATTTGTCGCGAATTAAAATTTACAAAACTATCAAATGAAAATTACAATTCACTTTCAAAAAATAAGACTGCCATTTAATAGCGTTTCCAAAGGTTCCTGATAGTACCTGAAATTGCGTTATTACTTGGCGGTTTTCCTATGCCTATGTCAAACTATTCCGAAAAATTAAAAAGCCCAAAGTGGCAGAAAAAACGACTGGAAATTTTACAGCGTGATGAATTTACTTGCCAAAGTTGTCTAAGTAAAATAAACACACTACACGTACACCATTTTGCTTATAAACAAGGATTAGAACCGTGGGAGTATGAAAACGATATGCTTCAAACATTATGTGAAGATTGCCATTATTTAAAAAATTCAAAGTCTATTTCTATGGATATTCACGATTTGTCAAGACGAACTTTAACTGAAAAAAGAAATGGCAAATAGAGTTATTAGGGGAGATATTTTAACAAGTGATTCCGTAAATTCTCTGTCATTTCCTGCTGAGGTATTTTATAGGAGGTTAATGTCAGTAGTTGATGATTACGGTAGGTACGATGGCAGAATTTCATTGCTGCGTGTTTCTCTATATCCATTACAAATAAATAAAGTGTCTGAAATTGATATAAATATATGGATTAAAGAGTGTTTCGATGCAAAATTAATAATTGTTTACGAGGTTGAAAATAAGCCTTATTTAGAAATTTTAAAGTTTAATCAGGTACTAAGAATTAAGAAATCTAAATACCCATGTTATACACATGTTATACATACGATAGACACATGTACGTCTGAAACGAATAGAAACGAATCCGAAACGAATCCGAAACGAATCGAAAATTTAATAATAATACAGGGAGAAAAGTTTTTAAAGAAAGGATCTGAAGTCTTACAAAATGAATACCGGTCAATTTTATATTCTCACATGAGGTCAGGTTGCTCTCTTTATGGATTTACAGAAAAACAGATTTTAGATAAATTTGATTCTGAATATCCTAATTATGAATTTAGGGACCGTAATCACCTTTCAAATGCTGTAAAAGGAATTGGTGAAAAGTTGAAACCTAAAAAACAATTTAATCAACCTGAACAAAACATAAAAGCATCATCCAATTATGGCAAAAGAAATTAAAAATAAAAATATTCAGTATGTAGATGGGAAATTACCCCCTTCTGCGCCAGAACTTGAAGAGGTTATATTGGGGGCTTTAATGATTGAAAACTGCATTAATGAGGTTGTTAATATACTTGAGCCTGCATCTTTCTACAAAGATGCCCATGTAAGGATTTACACTGCTATATTGAACCTTTTTAAATTATCAAATCCGGTAGATTCAATTTCAGTAATGATGGAATTAAAAAGGACTGGTGAACTTGATATTATTGGAGGCGCTTATTACCTTACAGGATTAACTGGTAAAATAAATTCATCGGCAAACATAGAATATCATTCAAGAATTGTTCAGCAAAAATTCATTCAAAGGGAATTAATAAGAATTTCAACATTATCAATAAACAGTTCATACGAAGAAAGTGCTGATGTATTTGATTTGTTGGATAGTGCTGAAAAGAATTTATTTGCCATTACAAAAAACACTTACAAAAAAGAGCCGAAAACATCAAGTCAACTGGTAAAAGCTGTTATAGATCAACTTTCTGAAATAATGAAAAGGCCGGATGGGTTGAGTGGTGTTCCAAGTGGGTTGCAGGAGTTAGATAAAATAACAGGTGGGTGGCAAAATTCCGATTTAATAATTATTGCCGCCCGGCCATCAATGGGAAAAACCGCATTAGCTGTTACTATTGCCAAAAATTGTGCGATGATGTTTAAAATACCGGTAGCAATATTTTCACTTGAAATGTCAGAGTTTCAATTGATGAAAAGGATAATATCGGCAGAAGCTGAAATAAATTCTGATTTACTAAAAAATCCAAAACAATTGGAATCATGGCACTGGGAACAAATAAATATAGCCATTGGAAATATCGCAAATGCGCCATTATTTATTGATGATACTCCCTCACTATCAACTTTAGAATTAAAAGCAAAGGCGAGGCGATTAGCTGACAAACATGGAATAAAATTGATAGTTATTGATTACATACAATTAATGAGAGGTGATAAAGAAGGAAACAGGGAGCAGGAAATATCTTCAATAAGCAGGAATTTAAAAGCATTGGCGAAGGATTTAAATATACCTATCATTGCATTATCTCAATTAAGTAGGGCTGTTGAAAGTCGTGGAGGTGATAAAAAACCAATGCTATCAGATTTAAGAGAATCAGGAGCCATTGAACAAGATGCCGACATTGTATTATTTCCTCATAGGCCTGAATACTATGGAATAAAAGAAGATGCTCATGGTAATTCTACTTTAGGGTTGGCAGAATTGATAATTGCAAAACATAGAGATGGATCATTAGATACTGCATTTACAAGATTTATAGGTCAATATACAAAATTTGTAGATATAGAAAATGAAAAGAAATACAACAATTTACAGCCCAATAAAAATTTTGAAACTGAGAAATCAAATTGGGATGAAAGCTATCAAGAAGTACACACCTAACCCATTTTAATTTTTTGAACCAAACAAACAAGTAAACCAAAAACAAAATAATAATTATGAAAACAGAATATAAATCCTTTGTATGGAAAAACTTTAGATGGAAAAAACCAATACAGATTAGCAACAATAAGGTTTTTTGTCCAAATTTTAAACATAAATCTTTTTACATATTATTTTTTTGTAAGTGGGGAATAATATTTAATTCAAAAACATGGACTTACCCACAGCGAACGTTTATTTATAATAAACGAGCAAAGCAGTATAAAGTAACGAGCATATTATATGATGATTTTAAAGGCTTTTAAACCAAATTACTAAAATAAATGGAAGACCGAATAAAGCAACTTGAAAACCAAATTACCCTCATGGAGGAATTGGTCGCAAAAGAATTGAAACGGCAATACCCGTTTGATTCGCCAACTATAAATGAATCGCAGTTTATTAAAGATTGGAATTTGATACTTAAAAAATGAAAATACAAATCGAAGAAAAGAAAGTTGTTTTAATTGAAAAAACGTACCATTTTATGATAAAAATCGATGGAGATTTATATTTTATAATAGTTCAAACTCAAACTATTGGTATAAATGGAAAAGAAACTGTTGTTTCTAAAAAACGAGGTATAACATCATTAGATTGCAGGAAACGATTAAGGACAGCACAAAAGAAATTAATAAAGAGAACAATTGATACGATGTTCTAATGATTATGTTATGCGGTTGCGTATAACGTACACAGCCTTACGCTGACCGTTAGCAAATATAGTACGTGGAAAGGTTTACGTTAAGGGTGGTGTTAGGTTGGTGTGTAAGCCCTTCGAGCGTGAGGCAGTAAAAAAATAAGGAAAACAAAAAAGGATGGCGTGTGTGAGCCTTTTCACACGATATAAATAAACAGTAAAATGAATAGAGATTCTTTTCACCAAGCTATTTCCATTTATCATGGAATAAAAGCAACAGAAAATAAACAATCTGAATTATATGGATTAAGAAGTAAAGTAGTTCAAATTTTGGAAGGGCACATTGAAATACCAGAGGATGAAATATTTAATCTTTTTCGTCAATTAGAAAAACTAAGTGAATATTTAGAGAAGGATATTCAAAAAGCGTATAAACAAATTGAGGGATTAAAATGAAAAGTATAGTGGCGTGGGTGAGCCTTTTCACCTTATAATTAAAAACAAAAAACAAATGAAAACAGTAAGAGCAAAATTTAAATGTAATTCGATTACAAAACAATTAGGGTGGGGAGGTAACAAATTCCTATTTGCAGCAAAATTCAACGTAGTTACGGGTGATAATGAAGAAAACAAAACATTCTTTGCATCAACACCAAGTGGAACAATTGAAGCGTCAACAATTTTGGACAACCATTTTGAGGTTGGTAAAGAGTATTTCGTTGACTTCACGGTTGCTGATTAAACCTTTTACATTTTTGAAAAAATTACAGAGAGCGTGGGCAAAAAAATAAATTTTAAACTTGCTACTAACGGGCAAATATGCGTTTTTCACGCATATTTTTTGTTGGCAGCTGGGCAACTTTTCTTTCGATTCAAATTTCATGTCAGTCGTAACGCGCTCTGGTCGTAACACACAGCGGTCGAAAAGTTTTGTTTTAAAAACACTACGGTCGAAATACGCTCTGGTCTTAATACAATTATCAATGATTTCTATTTCTTTTTTGTCAAATAGAAAAATTCTTTTTCCATTTCATATTTAAATCTTTTTACGCCACCTCTCGCATTTAAATATATAATAAAAAACATAGTTGTTGCAAAAATTAAAACAATTAAAAATGAAAACAAATCGAATTTATTGTCTGAGAATATTAAACCAAGAATGGGTATCGAAAAGAATACAATTAGTAAACAGAAGGGAATTATCAAAAAAGTAAACCCATTTATTTCTGTCTCAACTATCAATTGTCCGTCCTTTTCTATCATTGTCCCGGATGCGATTGGTAAATAATGATTAAATTCAAAAAATCTTTTAAGCCTTTTAATTTTAAACGAATCAACCGTCACCTGTCCTTTGAATTCCAATGGGCTATGAGAAAAGCCAGCAAATATATCCGAAAATGCATTTATATTTTTTTCTTCTGTAATAAATAATAGTCTGTCAACAAATTCTTTTTTAGTGATTGGCAAATTTGTAGTTAAATGGTCTATAAGTTTTATTTTATTTAACAATTTTTTCATTCTTTCGATTTTTCGGAATTGTCAGTAAAGTTGCCAAAACTAAATGTTAAGCAATAATTTTAATTTTAAAAAAAAACCTCGCCTTCGGTCGAAAACAAAGTTCTTGTTTTTTTTACTTGCCTTGCTGCCAACGTACGAAGCTAACCGCATGAAAACAAAGTACGTGTTTTGCGGTTAGGTGGTGTTAGTGGTCTGGTTTTAAAAAATAATTGGTGGCTTAGTAAACATAGGAATTATGACAGATAAAAAATTTGAATTGTTATTAACTGAATTAACAATTTTAAATATAAAATACAAAGATGCACTTGAAATTGTGGAAGATGAAATCAAAAGAAGGTATGGAAAATTTCCAAGCGAAATTGATAATGACGAATGGATAGATTCCTATCATGTAGGCAAAGGTAAAATGACATTAAAACAACTTGATAAATCCATGAAGCGATGATATACAATAGAGTTTGGGCGATGCCTTCTGCATGGACATTTACAATTAAGCCTATCAATAAGTTAATCAACAAATATATTGGTGATGGAAAAGGATGGATAGACCCATTTGCAGGCGAAAATAGTCCTGCTGAAATTACAAATGATTTGAATCCTGATAGACCTGCTAAATTTCATTTACACGCTAAAGATTTTGCATTTCAACTTACTGAAAAATACAAAGGTGTATTGTTCGACCCTCCTTATTCATTAAGGCAAACAAAGGAGTGTTATGATGGCATAGGGTACGGAATGAGTATGGAAGATACACAAAGTTTTCCTAACAATGTAAAGGATATTATTGCACATAAAATTGAAGTTGGAGGGATAGCAATATGTTTTGGTTGGAACTCTGGAGGCTTTGGTAAGAATTTAGGATTTGAAATGGTAGAAGTATTATTAGTGCCACATGGAGGACATCATTCAGATACGATTGTTACAGTTGAACGTAAATTTCAATCTAACTTATTTTAATTTTTTGCAAAAAAATAAGAAGTGCGGTGGCTTTGTTTATTTACTTTTTTTATTGAACCTAACGAAATGAATAGGCGGCAGGGCGTATAAGCGTAGTAAATAGTAAGCGTTAAGATAGCCTTGCGTCCTATTTGGTGTTGTACGCTGGGTTTAAAAATAAATGGTGGCGTGCGGAATGGCTGAAAACTAACAATATAATATTATGAAAAAAAAGGATAGAGAATTAGTATTTAATAAGTATAGTGGAAGATGTGCTTATTGTGGTGAAGAACTGCAAAAAGGGTGGCATTGCGACCATTTAGAAGCGTGTCGAAGAATAGTTAAATCAATAAAAGTTGAAGAACCCGAAGGCATATTTCCAAGATTCAAATATGTTGATAAGCTAATTGGTTAT